AAAGCAGGTGATGACCAAGTTATACCACTTTGTCAGTTCCACCATGCACAGTTACATACTAAGTTTGGTAATGAATATAAATTTTTACTACATTATGGTTTTAAAGAAACAGCAGGGCAAGAGTATGCAAAACAATTATATGAAGGAGATCAAAATTGGATAAGTGAAAGTTTTGATGATTTACCATTTTAAAAATAATTAATTTATTTTGTCTTAGAGGGTTGTATTTATAACCCATGTTGTTATAATAACTATATGAATAACACAATGACATTTGAAAAGGAGAAAAAAATGAATATTGAAATTGATACAACACAAAGTACTGACCAAATGATTGAACAGGTACTTCCAACATTGCTAGACGCAATCAAAGAAAAAGCATATGTAAATGGTTACAAAGCAAGTGATACAGAAGCACTTGGTTTAGTAGTCAGTAAGTTCACTAAGTGGAACTTGGGTGCAATCTTAAACGTAACATCAGAAGCATTAGAAGATGCTAACTATGAAGATGTTGCAAAACAAATAGATAGAATATCGTAAGGGGTAAATAAATGAAATATGAGTTATGGGTATATTTACAAGCAAACGATTTTTGGTTTAAAGCTATGACATCTACAAATCAAGATGTAATAGATGCAAAGAAAAAAAGACTTGTAAAACAAGGTCACAAAGTAAAAGAAAGCATTAATTACATAGGAGTAAATTAATATGGCACTTATAGATGGAAAACAACTAGTAGAACTAAGAAAACAATATGATGTCTCACAAACAGAACTTGCTGAATACTTAGGCTATATGGTTAAAGGAAAACCTAACAGGAGTATGATCGCTAGGTATGAGAATGGATATGCCAAGATTAATCCTAGAATTAGTAAATTAATAGAAAACTATTTTATGAATCACAACATATGTGAAACTTATGACGAGGGGGTTAAGTAATGTTTAAGTTAGTAGATGTAATAGTGATAGACCCATTTAAACAAGAGGTGAGATGGGAAAGTTTTAATGACAATGGTGACCCAAAAGAATTAACAGAAATTATGGGTTGCACAACTATTGATGTAGTAAAACTTGGTGGTAATGTCATTATGTTTGTTGATGATAATGGCTTAATGTATGACAACAGATATTTCTCATTTAAGACTGCAGAAAAAACACAAGCATTTGCAGGTATTTGTGTTCTAGCATTAACAGATGGTGAGGGTGGTACTAAATGTTTTGATAGAGATATTGGTTCTGTAAGAGAAATAGTACAGTGGAAACATGAGGGTTATAAAGAAGAACCATTTATGGCTTTTGTACCTCTTGACGATACAGTTTTACATTAGTATGCAATTATCAAATAAATATTATTTTGAATTTATTGATGCAATTAGAGAAACTAATCAAGTTAATATATTTGAAACACCAAAACTATTAAGACAACATTTTGATTTAACTAAACAAGAGTCATATCAAATATTTAAAAATTGGATTACAAATTATGAAAAAATTAAAATTTAGTGGCGCTAAAAACACACAAGTAGTAAGTTTCAAAGTAGACCCACAAACAAATAAAAACCTTACAGCTTTAAGAAATCTTTACACAAAAGAAACAAAGAGAAAAGTTACTACTGGAGAAATAGTTAAAAAACTTATAAACATTCATTATGAAGAAATAAAATGAGCAAAAAAGTTATAAACATAAATAAAAACAGAAGTAAAAAAGATATTATGCAAACATATAAACAAATGTATATTTCTGTCCATAAGGAAATTATTGATATGCATGAGCAATCAATGATAAATTATAATCAATATAAAACTTTATTAAATAGACTTAATGAAGTTGTTAATGACGTGGGGGATAAAAAATGAATGAATTTTTATATGATGATACAGCACCATACAATGTCAACTTTAATAGATGGTATGTTGCTAACTGTATTGAAAGAGAACAATACAAAGAAAAAAAACTAGCTTTTGATGAAGCTGAATTTACATTTAGAAAAATGTGGGGTTTTAAGAAATTAGAAGAAAAGGTATTTGCTAATTGAGTATTGATAAAGAATTAAAACAAGCAGAACTAGAACTAAAGGTTATTGAGAAGATACTAAAAGAAAAACAGGATATATTGTTTATTTTGAAATTTCTTTCTTCTCAGAAGAATACATAATATTAAGACCTGCTAAAGTACAAAGACGATTTTTTTCATCTTTGCCTTTTTCAGTGAGATCATACTTTTGACCATTAACTTTTATGTAACCTTCTGTAATTAGATTTGTTAATAAATCACTTGGTATTTCATCATCAAACATTACTGTCAATATACCACCAAGTCTTTTAGTTTGTGTTTTGCTTAAAGCCATATATTTATCATGTATAAAATTAATATTGCTATTGTTAAATAGAGCATAGGCTCATATCTTGACCTAAACATGCTCCCAATCGTTACCTTCAAACAATAGTGCTTCTGCTAATCTTCTTCTAGTTAAACCTTCTAAAACTTTGCCACCAGCTTTGTTCCAGCGTTTAATTTGTGCAGGAACATCTTCATATTGACCATTGTTTAAAACTTTCAACATGGTTGAACTTTTTAAATTACCTCCACCTAAGTTATATGTCCAAGATACAATAGCATCAAATTGATGTTGATGTAGAGGTACATTTATGTAATTTAAAAGATACTTTTCATATACTTTTAAATCTTCTATTAACATATATTCAGCTTGTTCTTGACCTATTTCATGGTGTTCTTCTACACCTTCTGTATGTCCATAACCTATAGTCAAGACACCTGCTGCACATTTATATGCTTGAAGTTCACAACCTTCAAATTTTTTAATTAACGAGATTCCTTCTTTTGATGTAAACATATTATTCCCCCCACGTTCCATCTTCCAAAATTTTAGCAGTCTTTTTACCACCCCAGTATTCAACTGCATGTTTTTCATTAATAAGCATTTGACAAATACTTTTTCCATCTTCTGTATAAGGTATACCAAGTATTCTGCCATATTTACCCTTTCCTAATGACTGTATTTTAAATGAACCTACACATAGCTCTATAAGTCTATCTTTAGCTTTTAATCCTAATGCTTTTTCTTTTAAATTTCTTGTTCGTGATTCAGGAGTATCTATACCTGCTAATCGCACTCTTTGTTTATGCAACTTTACATCAAAACCTAAATCAAGCACTACATCTATGGTGTCTCCATCTACTACCCTATCAAGTATTGCGTTATATACAAATGGTGTAATGCTATCAGACATGGCTATTGCTTAGCCTTGCCTATGTTAAACGCTAACATTTCAATAAGTTTATATAACTTACCAATCATCGCGTCATCTTTTGGTGTAGGAGTTAAACTACAAATGATACTTGCTAATGCAATAACACCAGTAATAATTCCTAACCATTCTCCTATAAATCCAAACATAATTGTTCTCCTTTTATTTATGGAGCTTTAATTCTATCATCTATCTAGTCTGTGTTGTCAACTGTTACCTTTCTGTAATAGACTACAACATCTTTTAATTCAGTAATATATCGCTTTAATTCTTGCATGTTATAAGCCATTACTTCGTAATCAGGTATAGTCATAGCTAGAAAAACAAGCTCGCCTTCTTGTTCTTCAATCATTGCTAATTGCTCTTCCCAGTTCTCAGGAGTTATTACAATCCATCTTGGTTCTTGGAGATCAATTTCTCTAGGCATAATAGGTTGCACTATTTTCCTATCTAATGGTTTTGCTGTTACTTCTATCTGCTTAGTCGGTATCAGACTGCAACTGCAAACCATCATCAAGACCATCAACTGTACTGCTGATTTTTTCAATGTCTTCCATGATATGTTTTGTTCCATTGTTTATCTTCCTCTCCATTTCTATTGGGTCAGCTAATATTTTAGATGCCAGTTCATAGTTCTGTATAAATTGTGTATATCTGTTTAACTCTCTTTGTGCAGCTTGTGATTTAATAGTTAAGTCATTCATTTGTTGTGTTTGTAACTCAAAATCAGCTTGTATAGATTTTATTGCTTCTTCTTGTGTTGCTATAGCACCCTCTAATGCAAGATTGTTAGATGCTAATGTTTTATTTTCATTAAATAAATAATAAGTAGTAAATCCTAAAAATAAAATTATGCCTATAAGTACTTGTTGCATTATGCGTCCTCAATTATGTAATTAAGGCCACTAGCACTTCGGTATTCAATAACATTATTATCTGCATCTTTAAATTTAAGGTGTTTTTCTTTTTTTGTTATAATTTTTTTAGAAATGTAAGTTTTATCATCTGCATCACCATATTCTTTATTAAATGACACAGTGATTTTATAGCGTGTTTGAAATAAACTTATAAGCCATTTGAGTATTGTTCTAAACTCCATGTATACACCTGTAACTTTTCTTTTTTACCTTTAGCTTCTATTGGTTCTAAAGGTATTAAATCAAATTCTAAAGCATTTTCTGTCGTTTGACCAATTAACAAATTTACACCAGCATTTTTTGTTCCTGATTCAAGTCTTGCAGCAATATTTACAGCATCACCAATAGCAGTATAATCAAACCTTGTTTCACTTCCCATATTTCCAATAACTGCATAACCTGTGTTTATACCAATGCCAATTTGTACAGGAGCAATACCTCTATTAACAAGTACATAATTTAGTTCTATCATATTTTTTTGTATATCCATAGCACATGCAATAGCTTTTTCTTCATGATTTTCTAAATATAAAGGTGCATTAAATATTGCCATCATTGCATCACCTATATATTTATCTACCATGCCACCATGTGCCTGAACTGCAGTTTGTTGTGCAGTCAATGCTTTGTTCATTATGTAAGTAACTTGTTCAGGTTCTAATGATTCTGATAATGCTGTGAAACCACGAACATCAGTAAATAAAAAAGTAGCGTATTTTTTTTCACCACCAAGTTTTAATAATTCAGGATTTTTTTGTAATTGTTTTACTTGTCTTGGGTCTAGATAATGTTCAAATTGTTTTTTAATTTGTAATCTAAGTTTAAATTGTTCTCTAAATCTTAAATAAAATCCTATAGCACCTACAATAAATTGTGAGATCAATGTCCATGTTACATCTATTAATAAACCCTTTTGTATAAAAGCATATCCTGTATACGCTGTTAATAACATAACAAAAATACCCATACTTACACCTATGGTTATACCCAAAGAAGCAACCAGAAGCCATGTCAGAGATACAAAAATTACAAAAATACCAATTTCAACAGCTAAACTCCAGTCTGGTACTGTTGGAGAGTCTTGTATTAAAATAGATTCTGCAAGTGCTGCTTGTATTTTATGTGGTTCCAAAAGTAAACCATTAGGTACACCTAACTGTGGCATTACACCATTAGCAGTTACCCCTACAAAAACAAATTTACCTGCAACATTCATTTCTTGCAAATCAGTTTGTGGTGTATCTACCCAACTAATCCATTTACGACCAAGACTATCTGTTTCAACTGGTGGTATTCCTCTAATTGATATTTCCTCTATACCATTATCATTAGTTTTTATAATATATGTTTTCACATCAAATAATGCTTTATATATTTGTGTACCAAAACTTGGTATCCAGTTGTTATCAGGGGTACTTACAAGTAATGGTATTCTTCGCACCAAGAGATCAACTTCAGTGGGAGCAATGGCTAAACCCTGTAATGTGTTATTAGCTAGAGTGTGAAGGTTTTCCTTGACTCCCATTGATACTATACCATCAACATCATTACCTTTAATAACTGTTCCAGTAGGTTTTGGAAACTTACCCCTACCATCTTCAAACATAGCTATAACAGAAGGCACATATCCTAATGTTGTTGCAAAAACTTCATCACCACCCATTCTATCTGCTTGTGGAAAAGATATTACCCAACCCACACCAATAGCACCCTCATTTATAAGCTCTACTTGTATTTCTGCTAGTCTTCTTCTAGGCAGTGGATAACCACCTTCTCTTTCAACATCTTCTTCTGTAATATTTAAAATAACAAAATTACCTGATGGCTCATATTTCTTAACTAAAGCATCAAAAGTTCTTAGTTTTAATATTTCAGTTGGTGTACTTTCAAATATAAGAGGTAGTGATAACAACAATATTAAAGGTAATGTAAATTTTTTCATTATTCACTTTGCGTTATAGTTATAACCGAATCTCCACCACCATTAATTTTGACAACATTAGAAACACCATCTTGTATTATTATTAAAGTATAAGCATCATTACCATTTAAATCTAACCTTACAGAATCATTAACATTTCTTCTAACACTAATCACATCACCTGCTATTAATGTTGTTATTTGTGTTTCAGTATCTTGACCAATTTTTGTACCTTTTATATCTATACCACCAGTATCAGCTAAAACATCTTCATCATCACTAATTGCTAAAGAATCTAATACATTCAACAAATCTTCAAGATAGTTTGTATCAAGGTAATTAATATCTAGTTCTGTAAACTGCAAATCATCTGCAGATAAAAAATCTTCATCAAGGTAGTCTATATCTAAATCATTAAAATCTAAAATATTTTCTTTAGAGTTTTGCGATACTTCTTCTGTAATAGTCAGTTCTTTTTTTGGTGGAGTAACAATTAACATATTATCAATAATATCTAATGTTAAATCTAAGATAACTGGATTTGATGGTGCTTTTTCAAAAACACTTACTGTAGTAGCTTGATATGGTTTATTAAGTATGACACTTCCCATAGCTGTAACTACTTCTATTTCTCCACTGGATAAACCAAGAGCATCAGGTAATAAAATTATTAACGATCTCCCTAACTCATCAACTGTAGCAGTAAAGTCAGTTCCCCTTATAGCGATATTTGCTGTAGGTGTTTTGAGCTTTATATTTTGTTTATCTATTCTATTAAGATTACCTGTTATAAATCTTGCTGTACCTAAACCAAAGGTAAGAGCCATTTTAGATTTACTAGGGTCAGGGT